GGCAAAGCGAAAGGACATCCTGACAATCCTTCCACACAGGCAGCACGCCGTGCGCTGGAAAAACGTGGTTACAACTGGAAAACAGGAAAAAAACTCAAGAAAAAGTAAGGCTAGGAGGGATGAACCGTGATTCTGCCAATGGAAAACACCGAGAGGATGATATTTCCCGGTGTGGGTAAGTACGGCATCCCTGCTATCAAGCCGGAAACGGATATCCGCATTGACAAACTGGAATGGATCCCGGTCAATTATGCGCTGACAGCCAAAGAAAAGGCTACAAAAGGCGTACATTTTTACAAGGATGATTACCAGTTTGAACGGTTTTGGAACAACCCTGACAAGTATATTCCTCTGCTGCAGCAGTTTGGGGCTGTGTGCTCGCCGGATTTTTCTTTGTACAGCGATATGCCACTCGCGGTGCAGCTTTTTATGCACTACAAAAAACACTGGCTGGCTGCATACTGGCAGGCGCACGGCATTCACGTTATCCCAACGCTGTGCTGGTGCGGCGAGCAAAGTTATGATTGGTGTTTTGACGGAGAACCGTCAAACAGCATTGTGAGCATTTCCAGCCACGGCACACAGTCCGACCCATACGAAGCAGAATGCTTTGCCAAGCACTGCCGTAAGGCGCTGGAAGTGCTGCAACCGAGCGGCATCTTGTGGTATGGCAAATGCCCTGATGAATTTGACTGGAACGTTACCAAAATCAAACCATTTCAATACGAAAGGAGGCACTACCGTGAGTAAAAGAGGTTCAGGCAGTTCCGCGAGAGCGGGCGGAGGGAACGCCAGCGAACACGAGTTTGAATCTTTTGTAAATGGCAAATGGGTCACCGATTACAGCAAAATTGCGGCAGAAGAGGCAAAGAGAGCCGCCGTTGTTGTGGACAGTTCAAGATACAAGAAAACGCATAACGATGTTGTGTCTTTTGTGAAAGAGCAAGTTGGCGTTGATCTCAACAAATATCGAAGTGGCGATGGTTCTTCTCCATCACATACTACATATTGGGACAAGAGCGGCCCGAAAGTTGCTTTTGATCTAAAGGGCATGACTTCAAGTGACCGCACAAAGCTGATGCAGTTGTCACAAAAGCCGTTTGGAGTAACGGTTGAACAGGGTGGCGCATGGATTGGCTTTGTTTCGAGGAAAAGGAAGAAAAAGTGAGCCATGAACTTTAACTACGACATCAAATTCACCGACAACACCCCGAAACTCCATGAAGCGCTGGAAGCATGGGTGGAGCGTGTGCTGACCATCTGGGGCATGAAGGTGCAGGACTACGCCCAGCTGCTTGTACCCACCGGCACGGCAGACAGCACGGGCATCGAGGGCTATGTGGGCGGTGCGCTCAAGCAAAGCCTGACCTACGCCGTAGACCTTGCAAAAAAGACCGTGACCATCGGATCAAACCTGTTTTATAGCGTGTATGTGGAGTTGGGCACCGGCATTTTTGCCGAGAAGGGCAACGGACGCAAAACGCCGTGGGTCTGGCAAGACTTCAACGGCAAGTGGCACTTTACCCGGGGCATGGCTCCCCGCCCCTTCCTGCGCCCGGCGGTAGAAGATCATATTAAGGAACTGCAAGAAATTGCAGTGGAGGAAGGAAACAGGGAGGTATAAGTATGAGCAAAATCGAAGAGTTGACAGAAGAGCGTGAGAAATTGCGGCTCAAGCAGCTTGAGTACCAGAAAAGCGCTGAGGAGTGCGAGCGGCTGCAGCTTGAGATTTCAAATCAAATTCGGGAGCAGAAGGTCGAAAACGACAGAGACGCAAACAAGCGGCTTTGCTTTGAAATCGACGAAGCAAGAATCAAACTCCAAAAAATTTGCGATAAAGTTCTGGGCGAGGGCACCGCGCTGGTTGGTGTGTCCCTTGCTATGAAAACGAGCAATGTCAGATTTCAGAGATATGACTTCGACTAAGAACTCAATATCCAGCGGTTGGCGCACAGCGTCAGCCGCTTTTTTATGCCGTTTTCGCACAACTGGCAGTGCTCCCGGCTCATAACCGGGTAGTTGCAGGTTCGAACCCTGCAAGCGGCACCACACCGGCAGCACGTCCGGCAAAATAACCTGATTGCCAAGCATGGCAGCCCAAGCAAGGGCAGAAAGGACACACACATGGCACTCAAAAGAGCAGATATCCGCAAGATTCTGGAAAACGCCGAAACCTCCAACGATGACAAGGCAAAAGCCATTCTGGATGCCCTGCACGAGGAGACCGACGCCCTCCGGGACGAACTGGATACCGAAAAAAACGCCCGCGTTGCAGCGGAAAAGGAACGGGACGCAGCCAACAGCGGTAAGCAGACCGCAGAACAGGCTCTGACCGACTACAAGACCCAGCAGACCGCAAAGGAATCCAGAGCCGCAAAGGAAGCCAAGTTCCGGGAGCAGCTCAAGGCCGCAGGCGTGCTGGAAAAGTACTTTGACCGCATCGTGCGCTTGTCTGGCGAGGACATCGACAAGATGGAACTGGACAGCAAGGGCAATGTGAAGAACGCGGACAAGCTGGCTGAGAGCCTGAAAACCGATTGGAGCGACTATGTGGGCAGCACCTCCACCAAGGGCGCACCGGTGGACAACCCGCCCGCAAACACCGGATCCAAAATGACCAAAGACCAGATTTTTGCAATCAAGGACGCTGGCGAACGTCAGGCGGCGATTGCAGCAAATGCCGACCTGTTTACAGGCGGCGGAAAGGAATAACATATGGCAGCAAAAGAAGGTATCACCATGACCACCGATATCACCGTAGCCGCGCGTGAAATCGACTTTGTGACCCGTTTCCAGCGCAACTGGGACCATCTGCGCACCATTCTGGGCATCATGCGCCCCATCCGGATGCAGCCTGGCACCGTGCTCAAGAGCAAGTATGCACAGGGCACCCTGCAGAGCGGCACCGTGGGCGAGGGCGAAGAGATCCCGTTCAGCAAGTACACCGTCAAGGAGAAGGAGTACGGCAAGATCACCATCGACAAGTACGGCAAGTCTGTCACCCTTGAGGCGATCCAGAATTACGGCTACGATGTCGCCGTGCAGAAGACCGATGATGAGTTCCTGTACGACCTGACCGCTCTGGTGACGGATAAGTTCTACAAGTTCCTGAACACCGGCACCCTGAAGGGAACTCCCAAGACCTTCCAGATGGCGCTGGCACATGCCAAGGGCGCGGTCGAGAACAAGTTCAAGACCATGCATCGCACCGTGACCGGCGTTGTTGGCTTTGTCAACGTGATGGACGTGTACGACTATCTGGGCAATGCCAATATCACCGTGCAGAACCAGTTCGGCTTCCAGTATATCAAGGACTTCATGGGCTACAACACCATCTTCCTGCTGTCCGACAGTGAGATTGCGAAGGGAAAGGTTATTGCCACCCCGGTAGACAACATCGTCATGTACTATGTGGATCCTGCGGATAGCGAGTTTGCCCGCGCAGGTCTGGTCTACCGGACCGCAGGCGAGGCAAGCAACCTCATCGGCTTCCACACTCAGGCAAACTACAGCACCGCAACCTCCGAGAGCTACGCCATTATGGGTGTGACCCTGTTTGCTGAGTATCTGGACGGTATCGCTGTCGAGACCATTACCCCGGGTGAATCGGTCTAACCTGCAAGGGGGTGACTTTGCATGACCGTCCCTGAGCTGTGCGCCTACACGCACAATTTCTTTGACCGGGCAGACGACCCCATTGCAGGCGAGTTTGCCTTTGAGCCGGACACCGTGCCCGCCGGGGTAGTGCCGGGGCAGTATTTCCTCGTGTGCGGATCCATCTTCAATGACGGCGTGCACATGGCCGGAGACGGAGACCTCACCGCCGAGACGTTCAACGGGACGGTGCAGCCTATGCGCGTGCCGCCTGATTTTGTGGCGCTGGCTGAAAAAATCGACGCATACGATAAGGCGCTCCCGGCCGGCGGTATGTATGTGTCGCAGTCGTTCAATGGGTGGTCCGGGTCCATGGCGACCGGATCCGACGGACTCCCTGCGAATGGTCTGACCCGGTACCGCAAGGAGATCAATCAATGGAGGAAACTGTAATGGCAGTCAACGACTTTGTCCGGAACACCGTCATGGACGGTTTCAGCCGGAAATTCTGCTTTCTGGAAAAAAAGCTCGTTTCTGATGGGCTGTTCGGCTCCACCACCACATGGGTGCCGGGGCTGGAATTCGAGGGCGTAGAACGCCACGACACCACCATTGAGGCACAGCAGGCCGAGCAGCAGGGCACCGCTTCCACCTATTCGATCTACGTTGACAAGGGCGTTCAACTCGCCCCCTTCGACCGCATCAAGCGGTTGGAGGACGCGCAGGTATTCGAGGTCACATCTGCCAGCGCAGACAAGCTGTCTCCGGCGGAAAGCGGGATGAACCTTGCAGTTGTCCAGTGCAAAAAGGCGGTGTTGACCTGATGGGCGCAGAAGAAGCCATTACCACGGCGCTGAACAGCTTTTTTACGATGTTCGATGTTCCTGTATACCCAGAGGATTCCGTGCCGCCGGGCTCTTCCCTACCCTATATCACGGTGAAGCTGGTCATTCCTAAGGGATTTGACGAGAGCAGCACCTTCCATGCGCGGCTGTGGTATCCGGTAGACGGCGGCAAGCTGCCCCTCATCCGCAAAGCCGATGAAATCCGCGCTGCCATTGGCGATTGGCTTACCATCGAGTGCGAGGGCGGCGCAATTCTTTTGTGTGCGGGCAATCCGTGGGCGCAGCCTATGGGCAACCCGCCGGAAAAATACCTGTGCACATACCTTATTTTTGACGTCACATCCTTTGTGGTGTGAGAAAGGATAACACATGAACAAAATGTATCATGCCATTTCGGCAGATGCTTTCAAAAAGCTTCAGTTTCAGGCCGGTGCACTGCTCAAGAAGTTCGACCCGACGGGCGCTACCCCCATTGCAGCGGAGGATATGATCTGCCTGACTTCCGGCGGTATCACCGTCAGCTGCAAGCCCAACGCCATTGATCTGGGCGATGGTCTGGACGAGGTGCCCGAGAACACTTGGCAGTTGAAGCACATCACCAATTGGGATTGTGGCCTGTCTACCACCTGCATGACCGTGAGCGCTGACACCATCAAGCTGGAGTTGGGCGCTGCAGACGTGGAAACGGAAACCAACAAGATCACCGTGCGTGAGGATTACAAGGATGCGGACTTCCAGGATATCTGGTGGCACGGCAATCTGATTGGCGGCGGCTATGCTGCGGTCAAGCTGATGAAGGCCGTGAGCGATGGCGGCCTTGAACTGAAAACCACCAAGGACGGCAAGGGCAACCTCAACCTGAGCCTGAAGGGCCACTACGACATGACCGACACCAGCAAGGTGCCTATGGAGTTCTACGTCAAGGAGGCAGAGTAATGATCCTTACCATCAATCTTGACCCCGTGGAAGCCCTGCCCAAGCTGTATGACGCGGTGGACGGCATCACCCGCATGATCATGGACGCAAAGGACAACGTGGATAACCCGGAGACCAAAGCCGCCCGGGAGACCATTGTTGCCAACGCCATGAAGCTGCTGGGTGCAGAGCCTTCCGAAACCGCAGAGGGCAAGAAAAAGCTGACCCCGCGCGAGTTTGCGCTGGCTGCGCTGGACTTTATCAAGCCCCTGATGAAGCTTGACCCGCAGCGCACCATGAACGCCCTACACCAGCTGTACACGCTGGAAAAGGGCGAGAAGGACACCCTGCCCAAGGCGTTCACCGCGCTTACCAAGTCCGTGATGCAGGAGGACATGCAGGATTTTTTGTCATCGCTGGCCGACTTGAACGGCCTGAGTTTTGGCACTACCTCTGCCGAGCCGACCTCCAGCATCTCCGCGCCTACGGAATAAAGTATTTCGTCTGGTTCGTCATCAGCGAGATGCGCGAACGCCACCGCACAAAGGCATACCAGCTTTATACGGCTGATATGCTTTTTCTTTGTGCTGTATCGCTGGGGCAGCAGGTGGAGCAGTCCTTCAGCGAGATCATGGCAGAGTACGACAAGCCGCTATCCCAGCGCCGACACGAAACAACGCTGGAAGAAGCGCAGGCGTGCTGGGAAAAGACGCTTGCAGACAGTAAAAAAGCCGCAGAGCAGAACGGAGGTGGTGAGACCTGAACATTTTCAATTTGATGGCCACTTTGGGGCTTGATACCTCCGAGTATGAGCAGGGCATCGAGCAGGCCCAAAAAGAGACGCAAAGCGCCGCAAACTCGCTGAACCGCAGCGCAAACACCGCCGGGAGCGGCGTTTCAGGCATGGCAAGCCAGTTTGCAGCAGCCAGCGCAAAAGCAACTGTCCTTGCAAATATGCTTACCTCGCTCGGAACAAAGGCGGTAAGCTTTGCAAAGGGCTTTGTGGAGATGGGCATTTCTTATAACGCCCAGATAGAAAAGTACACCACCGGCTTTACCAATATGTTGGGCAGCGCACAGGCCGCGCAGGAAGCCATGCAGGCCATTCAGGAGGACGCAGCCCGCACCCCGTTTGACGTGGCATCCCTGACGCAGGCAAATCAGCTGCTTATCAGCGCGGGAGAAAACGCCGCGTATTCCCGCAAGGTCATCAATGCACTGGGCGATGCTGTTTCTGCCACCGGCGGCGGTAACGCCGAACTATCCCGCATGGCTGCAAACCTGCAGCAGATTGCAAACGTGGGCAAAGCTGCAACGATAGACATCAAGCAGTTTGCCTATGCGGGCATCAATATCTATCAAATCTTGGCAGATTACACCGGCAAATCGGTGCAGGAAGTCCAGAGCATGACCATCAGCTACGACCTTCTTTCGCAGGCGCTCATAGCCGCAAGCGAGGAGGGCGGGCGCTACTATAACGCCATGGACACCCAGAGCCAGACCATGAACGGGCGTATATCCACTCTGAAGGATAACGTCATCCAGCTGGCGGGTCTTTTGACTGGAAATCTTACAAGCGCTCTTGGTGGTGTTATTTCCAAACTGAACGAAATGGTTCTGGCGGCTCAAGACGCATACAAGCTCGATGGATGGAGCGGCCTTATCGGGGAAATAACAGGTCTTACCAGCGTTATAAACAAGGCCAAATCCGCTGCTGTTGGCCTGAAAGCTGTTTTTGATGCTTTGAAAAGCGGAGAAATTGGCATTTTCCATGGTGACTGGGATGCCGTTTATAAAAAGGCATTCAATTCAGACCAAGAAAGCAAAAAAATCCAAAAAGAAAGCAGAAAAAACTGGGACAATAACCATAGTGGCATGGTCTGGGACGAAAATGACGGATGGGTGCCCGCTAAAACAAGCGGAACATCTGGCAGCTCCATCGTTACAAGTCCTTCCGGCAAGACTGGCAAAACCCCCAAGACTGGCAAAACCCAAAAATCCACCTCCAATACCGAAACTGTCATATCTTCCGTGACGCACACCGCAACCACCACCGCACAGAACGCGCTGGGCGCTGTGACAACGAGCGTTGAGACACTGCAGGAGAAGGTCAAGGACGCAGCGGGCAAAATCAAAGACCGCGTGACCGAGACCACTACTGAGACCGGCAAAGAGATGGTCAACGGCGTTGCTACCACCTATACGCTTGTGACCAAGAAAGTTACGGACGCGAACGGCAAAATAAGCACCACGACCAAGAAGGTCTACGCAGATATGTCCAAGACCCTGCTTGGCACCCTGACCACCATTGCAGAAAAGACCTTCAACGGCATCACCACCACCACGCAGCAGGCCGTGGAAACCTACGCGGACGGAAGCCAGCACATCAAGACCACCGCCACCGAGACCGGCGAGCGCATTGTGGACGGCGTGCGGCAGACCTACACCAAGGTCATCAGCTACATTGACGGCGTGCAGGACAAGGTAACAGAGACCGCGCAGAACATCGAAAAGAGCATCAAGGCGACCCAAAAGCGCATTGATGAGAACCTGAGCAAGGCACAGCAGCAGTTTAACAGCGGTATCTTCAAACTGGGCAAAAACCTGTACACCGACCTCAAAAATCAGGACTGGGCAGCGCTTGGGTTGGATATCGTCAACGTAATGTGGGGCGAGGTGTCACAGGAGCAGCGCGAAGTCCTGTCTGACTGGGCAAACAAGGCGCTGGAAGCCATCAACGAGGCGTATTCCGGCGGCGGTCTGAGCGAGGCGTTCAATGCCTTTAAGCAGATCATGTCCAACGAAATCAAAGCAGATGCAGACGGCGTTACAACGGACGTTAAGGGCTTGAGCAAAGTGTTTCAGGATCTGGGAATCAACGTCTCCGATGCCGGCAGTAATATCATGGGCGTGCTGAACACCATTGGCTCCGGCATGGGCAGCTTTGCCCTCAACGCGGGCACGGATATTGCAAACCTTGCCGGGAGCATGGGCAGTCTGGGCACAATCGCAGAGGGCGTAGGCGGGCTGATTGCAAAGGTGGGCAGCCTGATTATCTCGAACCCGGAAGTTGCCGCGATCATCGCCATTGTGGCGGGCGTGGCGGCGCTGGGCGTTGCGATTTTTGCGAAGTTCGGCAAGGGCAAGAGCAGCGGCACTACCAGCACGCAAAAAGCACCATCCTACAAGGACATTCAGGACGCCTACTGGTACGGTAACGAGCGTGCCTTTGCGGGCTACGATTACCGCACCGATCCCTACGTCATGAACCCGGACAACAATGCCATGCTGGCATATCAGTCCAAAATGCAGGCGCAGATGGAGCGGCTCTACGGTGTGGTTGAGAAATATCTGCCGGAAGCCGGAAACAGCGTGATCGCGCTTGACGGCGAGCAGGTAGGACGCATTATCACCCCAAGCGTAAACAGAAGCCTGGGAGACCTTACAGTGCTGAGCGAACGAGGAAACTGATATGTACGAGATCTACGCATACCCCTACGGCAACCCGGATGCAAAGCTGCTGCTTTATCGTCCCAACGACCCGCAGGCGCTGGTGCTGTCCCCCAAGCTGACCCGCGAGGTCAGCAAGGGCGGCAGCCTTGTTTTTACCATGACGCGGGATCATGCACAGTACGATATGCTGCAAAAGCTGAGCACGGTAGTGCAGGTGCGGCGGGATGGCAAAGAAATCTGGCGTGGACGGGTACTGAAGCATGAAGCCGATTTTTACAACCGGCGGGTGGTGTACTGCGAGGGTGCGCTGAGCTATTTCAACGATAGCAGTATCACCCCCTTTAACTACAAGGGCACGCTGCGCCAGTTTTTGCAGCACCTGATCGACGCACACAACGATCAGGTGAAAAGCAAGATGAAATGCTTCCAGCTTGGCACCGTGACGGCGGCGCTGGGCAACCTTGTGGTGCAGTTCGGCGATGCCGACCAATACGGCGTTGGCGAGGACTACGGCAAAGTGTGGGACATTCTGGACAAGCTGGTGCTCAAGGTGTTCGGCGGTTACTTCTACTGCGGCTTTGACGCGGCTACCGGCTACAACGTGCTGAACTATTGCGATCAGGCAGTGGAAGCCAAGCGGCAGACCGCCCAGAAAATCGAGTACGGACGCAATCTGCTCAACCTGAGCGAAACCACAGACGCCACCGACCTTTATACCCGCATCTATCCTATCGGCAACAAGCACACAGTGGACACCTCCAAGTGGTACTACAAGCTCATGTGGTGGCGGGACCCCTCCAAGGATAAGCACGAAGAGCGTTGGGGCATCATGGAAGCAGATGCCGCTACCGTTGCGCAGTATCTGCCTGCATCGGGCTACTCTTACAACTTGGAAGAGGGCTGGATCCAGAACGACACCGCGGTGCAGAAGTTTGGCATCATTACCCGCATCGTGGAACTTGACACCGACAGCGCAAACGACACCTTTGCAGCCGGTGTGCAGGCATTGCAGCAGAACTACGCTATGAAGACCAGCTACGTCATCCGGGCGGTGGATCTCGTAGACGCAGGCTACGATACAGACCGGCTGGATTTTTCCATGTACTCCCATATTATCAGCAAGCCGCACAGTGTGGATGCCGTCATGCTCTGTACCAAGCTGGTGGAACCGCTGGAAAAGCCTGCGCAGAAAGAGTTCACATTTGGCATGACCCGCCGCACCCTGACAGACCGTCAGGTGGCCAATATGGGCACGACAAATCTGCTGGTGGAAAGCGCTTACACCTCCGAAAAATACCATCAGGATATGCTGAAACGGCTGTTTGCCGCCTCCGAACAGGCAAAAAAGGATTCCGATGAAGCCGCCAAGACCGCCACAAACTTTTTGGAGTACACCCCGCAAAACGGCCTCATTGTCCGGCACGATTCTCTGCCCGGCAAGCAAGTGCAGATCCTGAACGATGGCATCCGGGTCATGGATGGCAGCAGCATGGTCAATATCCAGGCCAACGCCATCTCCATCACGGACGGCATGGGCAGCTGTTCCATCAATAGCGGTTCAATTATTTTCAACGGCATTCGCAACAGTAAAATTTTTGAATGGCCTTATCAAAAGGATTCTCATGGCAACCGAATAGGAGAATTTACTGCACAAACAACAAAAATCGACCTTTCTTCCTACTCGTCTGTAATGCTGGTCTATGACACGCATAAAGGCGGAACATGGTTTGCAAGTGGAGGCAGTGCTGGTAGACTTACGGTCGTTCTTCCTGTTAATGGGCAAACGTACTCTTATGCTTATCCGTGGAATACCGTCCATTGGAGAACCGTCAAAGTGAGCGACACGGGAATAACGTTTGGTAGCGGAAACGAAAGAACATCCGACTATAAAAATAACGTTATAACTGGCGTGATACATTTGGAAGTTCCTATTACTGATGGTGTTACGAAAAACGATGAGGTTTGCCGCCCGTTGGAACTATACGGTTTTATGTGAGGAGAACTATGAAACACTTTAAATTCAAGTGTAAGGTCTGCTCTGATGGGCGGCTGTATGCAGGCGGCTGGTGCCACGAAAGCATCATTCCGAACCCGCTGCCGCCCGACGAGATCCTTCTGGACGATCTGTCCGGTATCACGCATGGGTTCTACACAGATTATCTCTGGGACGGCGAAAATCTGATTTATCATCCGCCTGAACCATCTGCTGAGCCTGCCCCGGCAGTACAGACTTCCGATGACGGAACCGAGGTGACCTACACATGAGAGACTATGCCGCACTGGAAGCGCTCGCCGCCCAAAACCCCCGCATGAACGATATGCGCATCACAACGCCAAAGGGCACACTCTCCATGCGTTCGGACTTTGGGCTGTGGCTCAAGCGCGGCTCTCCGCAGATCGGCAAGCCCGAAACAGATTCCGAACTGGTAGAAGTGCCCGGGGCAGATTTTCTGCTGGATCTGACCCGCTCGGTGGATGGCAGCGTACACTACAAAAAGCGGAATATCTCGATGGATTTTGTCTGCGACCGGCCTAAAACACAATGGGCATATATCCGGTCTAGACTGGAAGCGTTGCTGCAGGGGCAGTGGCTGCACTTCTATTTTGTCCGGGACGGCGAGGTCTGGGCTGGGCAGCTGGACGTAGAGATGACCCCCGGCGAGTACAAGACTTCCGTGAAAATCACAGCAACCTGTGACCCATGGCCAAAGGAGCGCTACTTTGTTTTGGGCGTTTCCAAGCTTGGCACAGACAAGATTGCATAAGGAGGCAGTATGGGCTATCAAAAACAGAATTTTGTAGACTGTCAGGTTCTGAACAGCGCGCAGCTGAACCACATCGAGGACGGCATTGTGGAGGTCGAATCTTCCGTTGAGAACAAAGCCACAAAGGAAGACCTTAAAAACACGATCGACCCCACCCTCTCCCGCTCCGGCAAGGCTGCGGATGCAAAGGCTACTGGAGATGCGGTTGGTCAGCTAAAGGAAGATTTAATTGATACGAGCGGAACGGTTGAATACAAATTAGATGGTTCAACAATATTTGTGGACAGAGAGCTTTATAACGCAGAAATTTATAAGGCTACAGCGGTTGTTTACTTGCAAAATCGTTTTGATTATACAACTATCCCTCTTTATGCAAACTCATATAATTCGTTACACACTATTACTCATCAAGATAATGGATTAAAGATTATCAGGGGAAAAATGGAAGAAAGGGCGGTCACGGCTGTTGTATGTAACTACACCGCTGAGTTTACAGGAAATTTATGGTTTTCGTGCAATGCCAAAGGAGAAAATGCCGAAGATGTTGCTATAAACGTTAAAAATACAAAAAACAGTGATGCAGAAATGCTTTACGGCATAGGACGGTTGTACTGTATGTTGAAAGTTTCTGCGGGGGATGTAATAGAAATTCGTTTCTATACGTGTTTAAACAATGTAACAAGCGCCAATACAATTGTTTATAGTAATGTCATGCTCCAATATGGAGTTCTTACAGATTTTGTTGAATATAAAACGACGTTGAAAACGGTATCTCTTCCAAAAGATGTAAGCGCCTACGCATCATCTACGGCAGCCAATGGTAAATACAGAATTACTATTCCATTTAAGAATATAGCCCCTGATTATGATAAGAGCATATTGCCGGTGAATAACGACACAGTTGCAAAAATCACAATTTCGGAGATGGAATTAAAAACTTATAACGAAACATTTAACAATGTTAATGGTATTGGTTTGAGTTCGCAGGGAACATTATCTATTTATCAAAATGGTGGAGGACGTGATGAATTTGCTTACTGGTTGAGAACAAACGATATTAATATTTCGTACAAATCAGCATCCTCTGTGGAATTTTCAAGGCATTTATACCCTTCAATGATTGCAGTATCTGACAGGATTGCAAATATAATTGGATTCTCAAAACCAGCGACAAAAATAAAAAGCACTATCGTTTGCATGGGAGATTCCATTACAGGCATGTTTGGACATGAAACTGGATACCCAGAAATGATTTCAAAGAAATATCCTGAAATCAAGGCAATCAATGTTGGATTTAGTGGAACCTCTGTAATTGACCATGCGGACAAGAATTATATGCCGTTTTCTTTCAACCGACTTGTAGATGCTATTATATCTGGTGACTGGTCAGAGCAAGATGCAAAAGTTGGAAATATTTCAACTGCAAATTATGCTGAACATTTAACCACATTAAAAGAAATTGATTTTGCGAATGTTGATTTTATAACTGTTTTTTATGGTACAAATGATTGGGGATATAATTATTCCATTGATACTTTTAAGGAAGTATATTCTAAAGCACTAAAAAAATTGCAAGCGAAATATCCGCAAATTAGAGTCGTTGTTATTTGTCCTTATTGGAGAAGCATTTCCGATGGAGAAGATAGCAATATAAATCCTAATAATAATGGAATATATTTGTATGATTTCTCGAATGCGATTGAAAATGATGTAGCTTTTATATATAACCTTCCGTGCATAAATTTATATCGTTCTCTTGGAGCAAATTCGATTACAAACAGATATTATACGCAAGATGGCACTCATCCAACCTTTAGGACAAGAAACATAATTGCGGATAAAATTGTTAAAACTATTCTGTAATTTTAATTAACTAGCGAAAGCTTTATTTGACTATTCACCAACATAAAAAGAAAGGACTGATATCATGCTCCCCATTATGGACGTTTCCCGCTGGCAGGGGCGCATCGACTGGGACAAGGTCAAGGCAAGCGGCCTTGTCTCCGGCGTGATGCTGCGGGCGCTGGGCAACAGCGCGGAAGACGCGCCCAGCAAGCCGTACATCGACCCCTATTTTGTCCGCAACTACGCCGAGTGCCAGCGGCTTGGCATCCCGGTTGGCGTGTACTATTACAGCAAGGCGGTCAACACGGCAGAAGCTGACGCAGAGCTTGCCCTGCTGCGCAAGGTGCTGACTGGCAAGACAGTGCAGTTGCCTGTTGCGGTGGACATTGAGGACAAGTATGTGCAAGCACCGCTCGACAAGCAGACCCTGACGGATATTGCAGCCCACGCGCTGGGCACTGTGGAGCGCTGGGGCTTTTACGCCATGCTATACACCGGGCTTTACTTCGGTCGTGATAACCTGTACATGACCGGCGCGGCGCTGAAAAAGTACGATGTGTGGCTGGCTGCCTACCGCAGCAAAAAGCCTGAACCGGGCTGGCCGTTCGGCTTGTGGCAGTACACCAGCAAGGGCAAGATTCCCGGCGTTGTGGACGCGATACCGGGCAAGGTTTCCGGCGTGGACTTGTCTGTGCCCTACAAGAACTATGCCAAAATCATCGCAAAGAAGGGTCTGACCCGTCTCCGGGAGGGCGCATGAGCGAAAAACAAGCTCTTATCTGGGTGCTGGGCATCCTTGGCAGCGTGTGCGCGGCAGCGATCACGCTGGACAAGGTGCTGGACATCATCCACAAGTACATCAAAAAGGCACAAGCGCCGGACGCAGCACAGGACAAGCGTCTTGACGAGATGGAAAGGCGCATCGGTGCGCTGGAACAGGGACAGCTGCAGCATGGTGCTGCCCTGACCCGCGACCTTGGGCGATTTGGAGAAATCGACGAGGTAAACCGCCTGACGCTTGAAGCTGTACGCGCCCTGCTGGAATCGCAGCTGACCGGAAACAACGTAGCAGCTATGCAAGCCAGCAAGGCGAAAATCGACAACTATTTAATGGAAGGAGTAACCAAACATGGAAACACTGGTAACTAAGCTTTTGTCTGTTCTCCCCGCATGGGCGGCGCTGCTGCTGATGCTGGGCGGGTTCGTTTTTTACGCCCTTGGCGGCATCCGTCTGGGCTATGGCGCAGCAGTCAAGACGCTTGTGCTCAATCTCATTGACCAAGCAGAGCGTGAGATTCAGGGAACAAAGCGCGGCGCAGAGCGCAAGGCGTGGTGCGTCAAGATGCTGCGTCACTATCTGGACAACAGCCGGTGGGGCAAGCTGGTTAGCTGGGCTATCACCGAAGAGACCATGAGCAAGGTAATTCAGTTTTTCTTTGACCGCGCAAAGGCGGCGCTGCAAAAGCAGTAAGGAGGATATCATGGCAAGCACTACATACGACCAAAAACGATTTTGTGAAATCAAGAGATGCGGCAAAATCGACCATCTCGGTAACGTCCCTGTAATGGTGCGCAACGCCGGACAGTTGCCGCAGCCTTTTTGGCTCGGTGCTGCCTGTGGCGGCGGCTCGTGTAGTGCTGCCCCCTGCGCTGCAAGGGCTTGACCGGAAAAGGATGACCGCCGCCATCAAAACCGCACCGCTTGGGAGGGTAGACCGAAAGATTGCTCTTTTGCGGTACGTTGAGCGGCTCCCGCTGCCGGACATTGCAGCACAGACACATTACAGCCGGACGGCGATAGGCTACCGGCTGAAAGGCATTGATAAAATGCTTGATGTGTGATATCATAATTTTAATTGGGTGCGATTTCTCACGAAACGCATTGAAGCGGCAGGCTTTCGGGTCTGCCGCTTTTCTTTTTGCACGAATTATGGTATAATAGCATCAACAAATCCTCCCGGCCTCTCGAAGAAGCGCATTAGGGTGGATATTTGAAAGGCTACGGCCTTTGTAGAGAGCGGCATTGCCTGTGGGCAGTTCCGCTCTTGATTTTAGACTTCACCATTTTTTCTTTATTTAATGCAGAAAACCCCCGGTGTTCCGTTTGGAGCATCGGGGGTTTTTATTTTTTTCAAGCGCTCATGCGGATTTTTCCGTGTGGGCGCTTTTCTTTTTTGTCCTTCGTTTGACGCTCGTTGTCTCTCCCGGTGTGGCATTCTGGTACGATAACCGCAAAAGGAGGGGCGCTCATGTGGCACAAGTTCAACCCAAACCCGCGCGGCAGCAGCGTCGGAGACTGTGCAGTGCGAGCCGTTGCAGCTGCCACCGGGCAAAGCTGGGAGCAGGCGTATGTAGGGCTTGCAATGATGGGCTACGCGTTGGGCGATATGCCAAGCGCTAACCGCACATGGGGTGCGTACCTCCAAAAGCGCGGATTCAAACGCCGTCTTGTCGATGCGGACTGCTCCACCTGTTACACCGTGGAGGATTTTGCAAGGGAGTGCCCGCGCGGGGTCTACGTTTTGGGCTGCTCCGGTCACGTTCTGGCTGTGGTCAACGGCGAGTGGTGGGACAGCTGGGACAGCGGCAGAGAGTGCCCGATCTACTACTGGTATAAGGAGGACTAAGCAATGCCATACATTCCATACGGATACCAGCCCGGCTATTATGGGCAGGCAATGCCGGATCAGCTTGCACAGCTGCGTCAAAACGCATATCAGCCGCCGACAATGCCCGGTCAGGCTACACAGCAGGCAACGCCGTCCATCATCTGGGTGCCGAACGCTCAAGCAGCGGAAGGATATCTTGTGGCGCCAAACAGCGCCGTTGTACTGTGGGACAGCAGCGCACCGGTGGTTTACCTTAAACAGACCGATGCAAGCGGAAAACCCAACATGAAAACATACGACCTTGTAGAGCGCACTTCTATTCCTCAAGTTCAACCTACTACGCAGGAGCCAGACAGAATTACGGCCTTAAAGTCCGAAGTAGAGCGGTTAAAGTCAGAACTAGGGGAACTTAAAGAAAAACTGCTTTCTTTTGACAAGAGTGAAAAATAAGAAAGCGGGGGATTATTCCCCCGCGTAAGACCAAATAAATCCTCTGTAAAACCTTTTCTTGCCATTGCAGCAAGCGGACACATTTGACCTGTCGAATCCCGCCTTTGAAATATCGGACATACAAGCCCAAACCTTTATTGTGTTTCCATCAGCCGAAAGCTGAATGATTTTCCGGGCTTTTCTGTTCCCATTGTAAAAAAGAGCATCAAAATCCACTTCTTTCCCCTGCTTGATCATGTTCTTATAGCGCTGCAAGGCTGTTTTGTAAGGAAAATCAAATTCCCTGCACCAATCCGGCAAAACTTTTATTTCTCCGTTGTGGGTGATAAAAATGCTGTTGCGTTTATTTTTTGCCTGTTCGTTCCACGTTGCCCATCTGCAATTTTCAGGGGAGTAACCTTTTTCATTGTCGATTCTGTCAATCGTGAGGTCATCTGAATAACCGGACGCGAACGCCCATTCTGCAAAAGCCTTAAAATCATTTTTCCACTCTGGGCAAAGTTTTATTCCTCGTTCTCCGTACCGCTCATAAGACTTTGAATTTTTGTTATCACACCTTTTTTTCATTCCAAGCCAGATTTCATAAAGCCTTGTGTGCTTCATTCCGTGGGTGATTCTAGGCGCCTCATAAGCACGACACCCACATGAAAGAGATTTCCCCTGAACAAGACGGTTTGTAATGGTGTAAGTGTACTTTCCACAATCACACAAGCACTTCCAGCGAGTTTTACCGCTTTTTGTTTCAGCTCTTTCAATAACGGTTAAGCGACCAAAACGCTTTCCTGTCAAGTCCATAAATTTAGGCATAAACACACCTCAAATCATCTTTATTTCGATAATATTATACCACAAAATAAGCCAAAAGTAAAGGATGGTGTACCTAAAATGTCGAATCCTCTTTTTAACGCACTGGGCGGCGGTATGCCCGCCATGCCCGGACCGATGGGGCAGTTCAGTCAAATGATGCAGCAGTTCCAGCAGTTCCGCGCAAACTTTCAGGGCGATCCGAAAGCAGAGGTGCAAAAGCTGCTGCAATCCGGCAAAATGTCTCAAAATCAGTTGAACTGGCTTCAAACGATGGCAAATCAGTTTCAACAGCTTCTTCATTAAGTCGTAACCGTGGCCACGGTTCAAGCATAAAAATCATTCAAAACACACGAAAGGAGTACAAAAATGTCTCTTTCTTCCGATTCTGCGGTTCTGACCATGCCTGTTCAGCCCGCAAACACCAACGGCGGCAACGGCTTTGGCTTTGGCAATGATGGCGCATGGTGGATCATCATCTTGTTCCTGTTCGCCTTCTGCGGCGGCTGGGGCGGCAACTGGGGCGGCAATGGCAACACCGGTGCCGGTGTCGTTGATGGCTACGTCCTGACCTCCGATTTTGCCAGCATCGAGCGCAAGATGGACAGCATCAACAGCGGCCTGTGTGACGGCTTCTACCAGCAAGCGCAGCTTGTCAATGGTGTGCAGCAGACCGTGAACAACGGCTTTATGTCCGCAGAGATCAGCCGCGCAAACCAGCAGGCGGCGTTCATGCAGCAGCTGTTTGCCATGCAGATGCAGCAGCAGGAGTGCTGCTGCGAGAACCGCTCTGCCATTCAGGGCGTCAACTACAATCTGGCCACCCAGTCCTGCGAGACCCGGAACACGGTGCAGAACACCACCCGGGACATCATCGACAACCAGAACCAGAACGCCCGCGCCATCCTTGACGCACTGACCGCACAGCGCATCGAGGCAAAGGACGCAAAGATCGCCGAGCAGGGGCAGCAGCTGTTCGCAGCACAGCTGGCGGCATCTCAGGCAGCCCAGAACGAAACGCTCAAGGCCTACATGAGCGGTCAGCTGGCCTACTACAACCCCCGCCCTGTGCCCGCATTCCCGGTTCCTGCACCTTACCAGTACGGTAACTGCGGCACCGGTTGCGGCTGCAACGGTTGCGCCTAACCGAATAACGGCAACTGACTACAATTTGTAGCCTGTTCAGCCCCTGAGCTGATTTTGCAAACCAGAGCGCCGGGGCAAAAGTCCCGGCGTTTTTCTATGAAAGGAGCCGATAAAATGGCCGAATTTAGCAACTCTAACACCGTCAGTGTGGCGGCGGGTGAAAACCTTCCCCTGACCGAGACCGCGGTAAAGGCCCCTGCCTGCATCGTACACCGTGCTGGCAGCGGCCTTGTGACCCTGCGGGGTCTGACCAATCAATGCAAAGCGCGCTTCAAGGTAAGCTTTGGCGGCAATATTGCCATTCACACCGGCGGCACTGTGGGACCCATTTCCGTGGCGCTGGCTGTCGGCGGTGAGTCGCTGACCAGTGCGACAGCCATTGTCACCCCGGCGGCAGTCGAAAATTACTTCAATGTTTTCGTGGCCGCTTTCATCGAGGTGCCGCGCGGCTGCTGCGTTACTGTGGCGCTCAAAAACACTAGCACGCAGGCAATCAGAATTGCAAACAGCAATCTGATCGTTGAGCGGGTAGCATAAGGAAAGGAGTACAACATGAGTAAGAATCTCTATGATCTGCGTGAAATGCTCTGTGAGGAGCTGGACGAGTACAACCGCGATGCCAAGAACGGCCTGAACGAGCGCACGCTGGACACCGTGCACAAGCTGACCGACACCATCAAAAATATCGACAAGATCATGATGCTGGAGGACGGCGATTATAGCCGTGCTGGTGAGTGGGAAGCTGATATGCGCGGCAACTACGGACGTACCGAAAACTATAACCGGGGCAACAGCTACGCAAACCGTGGGCGGCACTATGTGCGCGGTCACTACTCGCGCGGCGATGGTCGGGAGAGGATGATCTCTGACATCGAGAACATGATGCAGGACGCAACCGGCGCCGAGCGTGACGCATACAAGCGCGCTCTTGACATCCTGAACAATATGTGATAAGGGGGGCGGCAGGCATGGACATCGTAGAGATAAACGAGCACATCCGCAAACTGAAATGCGAAGAAACGAACTGGCAGAGCGTGGAAAAGCTTGCCGCCCTCTGCACTGTGCGAAATGAGTTGAGCGAAGCGGAAAGCCGGGAAAACAGCCCCTCTCCGCAGCCTGAACAAGTCATGCAGATGGAGTATTCCACAAGACCGCAAGAACCAAAGAGCGAATTTGTAGAGGCTGCAAGCGCTGTGCCGTTCAGCGGTCTGATAGAGGTGCTGGACAGACACATGAGCGCAATAAAGCTGGTGTACCCGAAAGAGTATGAGCTAGTAATGCGGAAGATTGTCTCTTTGTCTGAGTGACGATGCCCAATAGGGAGTTCATCAGGGAGTTTATGCTGAAGGCACAGGGAAAGTAAGTCGCCCAGCCAAAAAAGCCATACATAGCAGCAGCCCCAGGGAGCCTGACGGTTCCTCGGGGCTGTTTTTGCGTTTATAAAGCTGTTTTTCAGCGGTGTGTTACCAAAAATGTTACCATGATAAAGAAAAAGGCGCCAGTTCTCAACGAAATGACGTCCTTTTTGCATGGTGGAGGCGATGGGAGTCGAACAATTAAAAATGATGGATTGTCGTCAAAAATTCATCTGGGATGCACGAAAGGACGAAGGAATAATACGGATTTGTTGGGTTATGCCCGATTCGTTTTTTTACATTTAGAAAAAAGAGTGTTACCAAATGTGTTACCAGAATCACCCTTGAGCCTTCCTGAATGCAGCGGTCGTTGCAGCCGCCAAATCTTCTCGCTGGCCCTGCAATTCATGATGGTACACGCCGGAAGTGTCCATGTTCTTGCTGTGACCAACCAGCATTTTTAGCTGGCTGTCAGTCAGGACGCTTGATTCAACGCTGACAAAGGTGTGCCGCAGCTCGTAAAGTGAGACTTTCGGCTCAAGCCCGTTTGCTTCCTGATACGATTCCCAGCGGCGATAGAGCGTATGCTCTGACGGAATCTGAAACAGCGGCGTATTGTATTGTAGCAGTATGCCTTGAGCCTTTAGGAGCTGTACCTGCGCCTCATAGGCATCCCGTGCTTCCTTGCCCATGTCAAAAGAGCGGATGGCGTTTTCATTCTTTCCGGTGGTCTGCTCCCGGTGCACGTTGATGCTGCGCCGAAGGTTGACCGTGTTCCCTTTGATGTCACCATACCAGAGACCAATCAGCTCCCCGGGGCGCAGGCCGGTCGCAACTGCAAAGCGGTAGGCGTAGATATATTCATCAAATACCAGCTTTCCATAGTAGGTGCGGGTGTCTACGCTAAACAGAACCTTTAGGGCGGTGGGCTGCAAGATCGTACGTTTACCCATCCTGGCATTCTTCGGGATAGACAGGTCGGGGTGGAGCGTTGTATACCGGTTTTTCCTGCACCACTTGACAAAGGCGGTTTCCGCAGCCCGGATCGTCATAAGCGTCTTTCGGCTCAACGGCTGGTTTGAGATGGGCTTGCGCTGGTTCTTTTTCTGTGAGCGCTTCCGGAACGAAACGTCAATGGCCTTTTGAAGATCGCCCTCGGTTAACTCGTCAATGCGGATATTCCCACAGGTCGGCAGGATGTAGCAGTCTCCGTAACGCTGGCATTGTGTCACATAGGACGTCCCGCAAGTCAGCTTCAGCTCTTCCACCCACTCTGAATAAAGGACGCTGACCTTCTTTTTTCCGTCCCGAATGCTATCATCAAGCCATGCATCCGCTTTTGCGTTTGCTTCCCGTTGTCCTGTTCGACCCGGCGTGCTGCTGTAAAACCGCTTGCGGGTGCCGTTCTTCTGAACCGCGATGCACCAGCGCTTTTCCTTTTCCACCCAAAATGCCGTGTTGACCCGTTTTTTCATAAAATCCACCTCCATACACAAGAGTACACTGTGCCGCTGCCCTTGGGACGGCGGCGCTTTTTTCTTTGCGCGGGCGGTGCGGTATCCGGCTGGCGCTTGCCGCACCATGGGCAGAATGCAGCATCTTCCGGTATCTCTCGTTTGCATCTGATGCACTGCATAACCTTACTCCTTTCGTCGCCCTATATAGCCAAGAGCGCCGTTTTCAGCGGCAGCGCGCCCGGCTTTGTAATGGATCTTCAGATCGTCAATGGGCGGTTGAGGGTCGTCCGGGCATGGGTCAAGGCCCGCGATCTGCGCATAGGTATACTGGTCTATGATGGTCCCGCACACGCTGGCCCGGTTATTCAGAGGGCAGTGCAAGTTTGCAGCTATCTCCGATATGACAGCAGGCGGGCTGCTGCCATGCTGCCCCTTCAGCACAAAGAGGAGCAGCCGTTTCGTTAGAGGCGGAAGCGCCTGCACAATAGCGCGCAGCTCCCTATCTATCTCGTCGTCCTGTTTTTGCTGATCCGGCACCGCATACAAGTCCGGGTGCAACACCTCCATAAAGACCGCGATGGGCGACACCCCGCATGCTGTACACCAGTCCATGATCTCGTCACTGTCCGGGCTGGACTGCCCTTTCTCCCAGTTCTGCACGGTGCGCTCGTTCTTCTCGATCATGCACGCCATCTCCCGCTGGCTCAAGCCCGCTTGCACACGCGCCTTTGCAAGCGCAGCACCAATTTTCGCAGCTGTAAAATAACTCATACACACCCTTCCCCCTCGAAAATACATTGCGTGAAATAAACAAAAAATGGCGCAGAAAAAATCTGCGCCAATCGACAAAATTTTCTCTGATTTCATTTTCCTCTGGCGCATGGTAGAATTTGGTACATAAGTTGACACAATTACCAAAAATCAGGAGGAAAACAAAATGAAAAACGGTAAAACAAGCAACCTCGACCCGGAAATGACCATCATTGACGGAATGCCCGCCAGCGTTCTCACCGGCACAGCCAAAACCCCGCAGCCTTGGGAGGATTGAACTATGAAAAGCAATAAGACCGCCTGTTTCTGCGCCCACATCCGCGCCGCGCTTGCCTGTTACGTTGATATGACCCCGGAGCAGCAAGCCCTTGCCGCCATGTACGCCAACCGCAAGATCACCGGGCTGCACAACCTGCGCGCCGCAGCGGTAAGCCCCGGCGGGGAGTGCGCCGCCCAGTTGTTGCAAAAAATGCAGCAGCTGGACACCGACAGCCAGTAACAACGCGCATATTTTGCGCCAAGTCAGCGTAAACCGCGCGTTTTTCGCTTAAAAGTGCGCGTAAATCGCGCGATTCAGCGCAAATCTCAAATTTTTGGCGATTTTTTTCGCCGTTAAAATCGATTGACGACTACGCCAAACTGTTGTAAAATGCAGTTGTAAACAAGTTTACACATCAATATCCCACAGCAGTGGCGCCGTACTCCGCCTGACTTTGGCTAAATCCCTCAAACTCCAGCTGCTCAATCAGACCGGAGCGAGAGAAAGACATGGAGTTGATATAATTTTTTGCTTTTATCGCAGCCTGTTCGTCCCAGTCTGCACCACAATGATCTACGGCATAAGTAGCATCTTCCGTGGAATATCCTTCATACTCAAGCTGGTTTTCAAGGCTGCTGTAAGAGAATCCCATACCAGCACTCAGGTAGTTTTGGGCAGACCGCAAAGCGTTTCTTTGCCCCATTGTAAGGCTATCATCGGCAGAAATTGACGATTTTATGGACGTGCTGCTCTTTGTTCCAGACGTTGAACTTGTCGTGCTGGAAGAAGGGGTCATCATAAGAACGAACACAATCAGCGCAACACTAACAGCGACCGCGCATCCGCATCCGTGACCTTTTTTCTTCTTTTCAGGTTTTTCGTCTGATTCGATAGCTGCTGTCACGGAACCCGAAGCAACAGGCGCTCCACATTCAGGGCAAAATTTCACGTTCTCAATTTCAGCTCCGCATTTTGGACATTTCATAAAACGCACCTCAAAATAACAAAAATAGGCAGCCAAACAGCTGCCGGAAACCTTAAATTATCAATGATCTAGTCAAAGGGGGAAAATAAAGTGCAAGATGCTAGCACAATGTTTGCAAAGTGTGATATAATGGAAAAAGAAAAGTGCCGTCTCAAGACTTTGTTTTCTTCCATGACGGACGATGAAAAAAAGGATGTGCTTCTTCATGCAGAAAAACTGCTCAAGAGCAGAAAGGAGTAAACACATGGATATCGGCAAAGCCCTTTTGTACGCAAGCGCACCGTTTGTCTATGCCCAGATGTTTTTGCGGGGGAAATGGAGACCCAATGTTCACCCGTACCGAACGATCAAGAAAAAAGAGGACGAAGTCAGAAGATACAAAACTGCAATCACTTCCGTTCTGGCCATGGAAAACTCCGGCTTGCCATCCATCAAAAACACGGAATGTTACAAGTGCAGGCACCTTTGCCAGATTTGGACGCATCAGAACTACGCTTTTAATATCGGCTGTGCCAAAGGCCTGACCGAAGAAGAAATCTTTGAAAGGGCCAAGCGCGTTGCCGACATCCTCAAAATTTCAGACCTGAGACAGAACTTAACAAATCCGACGCAGATCGAAGCAGTTGATCCGCCTGATCTCTTCGCAGCTCTTGAAGATAGGATTCTCCGCCTAGCGAAAGAGAATACGTGCAGCCAGACGTTGTTGAACCAAAAAGACCATCGCACGAAGTGTATATGGGATGTTCCTCAATCAAACCGCGATGCTTCAGGTTCTCAATGTACCGGTTCTGGCCGTTGAAACTGAAATCCTCGCCGGAAATGAGACAGACTTCGTGCTGGTTCATTTTCCCGTTGTGCTTCTCCATATATAATAGGAGCGCAAGGCTCGTTTTGTCCAAAAACTCAGCCATTGGGGTTTTCCTTCCTCTTTGCAACCTTAAATTCCATATACTCCAGCAGATCTGCACGGTCTGCATCGGTCATCTGACTTAGAAGCGCATCAAACCTTGCATCCAGCTCGCTCCCACCGGGAGCGGGCTTTTCTTTTTGCTCTTCGCCGGTCAACTCTTCAACCGGGACGCCTAGCGCATTGGCTACTGGAGCTAGCATTTCATCCGGGAAATCACGTCCGCTTACTAGCATTTGCGAAATATAGCCGCGGCTCTTTCCAACCTCTCGGCATACAAAAGAAACGTTGATCCCTTTTTCAGTAGCGATTTTTTTAGCTCTCTCCACATTTCGCATAGAAAAGACCTCGCTATTTTGTGAAAATAGCCAAATGTTCACTAAATTGCAGATTGGCTATTGCAAAATAGCCACTTGGCTAGTATAATACTAAGCACAGGGCAAACAAAACCAAAGCCCCTGACAATATTATATCGGGCTCACGCTAGATTCTATTCACTTTGTACCTTGCAAATACATAGTAGCATATTTTCTAGCGATTTTCAAGCCCAGAAAGGAGAATTGCTAGTGAATGTTTCAAAAATCGACCAGTTTTGCAAGCTGCATGGTCTGAGCCGTACCGATCTGGAGGCGGCGGCAGGCCTGAGCAACGGCTCGATTGGCAAATGGGAGCGCAGTGTGTACGGCCCCAGCATTTCGCAGCTGCTCAAAGTGGCGCACTATTTCCGGGTGCCGGTCACAGCGCTGATCGTAGACGAGGAGGGCAGAGAATGAACAACGCAAACGATATGCGAGAACTGATTTCGGTCAGCTACGACAACCCAGAGCGGCCGACCGTCAGTGGCCGGGAACTGCACGAGTTCCTTCAGGTCAAGACGGCCTATAAGGACTGGCTTCCCCGCATGGTGGAGTACGGCTTTACCGAGGGTGAGGATTTCAACCCGCTCAAAATTGAGCGGGTTCAGGACGAGGGCGGACGCAAAGTCAGCCGAACACTTGATGACCACCAGCTCACCATCCCGATGGCAAAGGAGCTGTGCATGATCCAGCGCAATGAGCGTGGAAAGCAGGCCAGACAGTACTTTCTTGCCGTTGAAGCCCAGTGGAACAGCCCGGAAGCCGTGATGCGACGGGCGGTGCTCATCGCGGACAAGAAGGTCAAGCAACTTCAGACAGCCAACCGCCAGCTTCTGGCAGAGAACAACGACCTGAAGCCGGATGCCGAGTATGCCAGGGCGGTGTGCATTGGAAGCAACTGCCGTACAGCTACCGAAATTGCAAAGGATTACGGCCTGAGCAGTGCTCAAAAGCTGAACGACATCCTGCACGGCCTGAGAATTCAGTACAAAACCAGCGGTGGGCAGTGGGTGCTATACGCAAAGTATTGCGGGAAAGGCTACACGGAAAACCGCAAGTCTGAACCATTCCAACACAAGAGCACCGGCGAGTGGGACACCAAGAACACCACCGTCTGGACGGAAGCGGGACAGCGCTTTATCTATGAACAGCTCAAGTCAATCGGGCTTCTGCCGAAGCTGGACGAGCACGTCAAGAATCCGCTTCCGATTCCAAAGCCGAGAAAGGAAGAAGAAAGTGCCTGATTTTGAAACATTTCTGCTTGCGCTTGCATCAATCGTTGTCATCATTGTTGCCTTTGGCTTTTCGTGGGCGATTATATCCGGTCTTTGGTGGCTCATTTGTCACTTTGTAGGATGGCAGTTCACTTTCGGCGTGTCCACAGCAATCTGGATTGCGGCGATGATTCTGAAATGGGTGACAAGCCATGATTAAGCCGGAAGCATGGACAGGTCACTTGATTTGTCGTATGCACAATAATTGCGTCACGCTGGAACAGCTTGCGGAACGTCTGGGATGGACAAAGAGTTATTGCTCCATGATCCTGAACAGCAAGCGCAAGCCGCGCGGCATCCGCGAGAAGATGGAAGCCGTAGTAAGCGAACTGATTAAAGAAAAGGAGGGCAAAACGGTATGAACAACGACAAAAAGCCCAGTTGGAAAGAACGGCTTTCCAACTGGGCACCTACGGATATCATGGTTGCGGCTGTAATTGTGACTGCAATCAATGTGTCACTTGTAGTATTCCAAATATTATGGTGGCTGCTAAGGTGAGTATTCCAACAACAAGAGCCGATGCAGAATAAAATTGATTTTTCTTGTTTTCTTTTGCTTGCTCACGGTCTTTGATTTCCTGCTTTTGCTGGCTTTCTTCAAACTGCTGGCGCAGCTGCTTCAAATCTTCCGCATACCGCCGCTGTACCTCATACAGTGTAGGCTGCTGCGAGACTTGCGGACTGGAATAATTCACTTTGCTGGCGTTCAGAATGCGCTCTAATTCATCTGTACGCTGGTTCATGGATCCCCGCTGATTCATTTTTTCACCCCCTCCCGCTCAAGTATAGCACAGGAGGGGCAGAGCACAAGGAGGACAAAAAAATATGACAGACATTATCTTATCCACCCAGAACGGCGAACCGGTAGCATCCAGCCGCCAGATCGCCGAGAGCTTTGATAAGCGTCACGACCATGTTATGCGTGACATTGATGATATTATTAGGGGTCTCCCCAAAAATGGGGACACCCCCATGTTTTACAAAACCGAGTACACCCACGAGCAGAACGGTCAAACCTATCCCATGTACCTGATGAACCGTGACGGCTTTACGCTGCTGGCTATGGGCTTTACCGGCAAGGCAGCGCTGGAGTGGAAGTTGAAGTACATTGCAGCGTTCAACGCGATGGAGAAGCAGCTGGCGACCCGATCTACAAGCCAGCTGCAAGACCTGTCCCCGGAGCTGCAATACCTCATCAAGCTGGAACGCCAGCAGAACCAGCAGGCAAAGCAGCTTGAGCAGGTCAATGAGCGGCTGGATGCCGCTTGTGATGCGTTCAGCTTGAGCGCTGGCCCAGACTGGAAAAAGATTTGCCAGAACGTGATTTCGTCCGTCGCCATGAAGCGCGGCGGAACGAATGACGATTTTGAATCCGTCTGGAACGAAATTTATGAGGCTATGGAGCGGAGAGGCTTTAATCTTGAACTCCGGGTGTCAAACGCAAAGTCCAGAGCGATGAAAAACGGCATTTGCAAATCCGATGTCCGCAAAATTTCAAAAGCGAAGATCATTGAATCTGGCGGCAAGAAAATAATCTGCGCGTTTGTAGATTCCGTGAGAGAACTGGCCGTAAAGGCTGGAACCCGCGTCGATAAGCTGGATGAGGTTCGCCAAACCGCTTTTGACCGCACTTGTGCTCCAGCGAGGAAGCTGATTGATACACGGGACGCCGCAATCAGAGGATAAGGAGGACACCCATGAGTGAAAAGATCATCGCCTACAAGGCCATGGACAAAAATATGCAGTGCCGTGGCAAGCAGTACGAGGTGGGCAAGACCTACTATGAGGACAAGGCCGACTGCTGCCACGCTGGTATGCACGCCTGCGAGAACCCGCTGGATGTGCTGTACTACTACCCGTTGAAGGATGGCCCGCGTTTTTTTGAGGTCGAGTGCGGCGGGAACGTGGATAAAGGCGAAGAGGGCAGTAAGCTGGCCTGCACTGAGCTGACGGTGAAAGGTGAGGTGAATTTTGCAGGGCTGGTAAAAGCTACGGTGAATGCCGTTTTTAATCGAGTGAAGGGCAAAGAACATTTTTCCAGCGGCAATTACAGCACGGCGGGCTCCAGCGGCGATTCCAGCACGGCGGGCTCCAGCGGCAATTACA